ATAATAACAGAGGAAAAAGAAAATTATATTAGAGGAATAGTAGAAGCTGTTCAAAATAATTTTTAGAAAAGAGGTATAAATGGACGAAACAGAAAAATTTGTATTATTTTTAAAAGAAAAATTTAGTAAAGAAATTTCAGTTGTAAAGCCTATTGACATCCATGAAAATACGTCAAAGTATGAAAATTGGATTCGTGCAATGATGTGTGCCGAAACATCATACTTTGCGTTGATTAACGATGGATGCACCCCACAAGTTGCCCGTTCTGTGTTACCAACTTGTACTAAAACAGAGCTTGTAACAACAATGAATCTTCGTGAATGGCGACATTTTATTAAGCTAAGAAGTTCAAAAGCGGCACATCCTGATATCAGATTTTTGGCCATTGATCTGCTTAAACAATTTAAAGAAAAAATGCCAGTGATTTTCGATGATATTGGAGTGGAAGAATAAATACATATATGATTATTATTTTATTAGTGGCTTCCGGATCAGGGAAGTCCACAATCGAAAATGAATTGGTTACACATCATGGCTTTGAAAAGATTATTTCATAAGGAGGTTATAAGTTTTGAGCACAAGTGTGATTTTTGATGAAGAAAAAAAAGACAATTTTGACCCTGTTAATCGACCAGCTTATTATACAGATTCGAATATCGAAGTGATTGATTACATTGAAGATAAAAAATTGGGATTTTGTCTTGGTAATGCAATTAAGTATATATCCAGAGCTGGAAAAAAGAAAGATAATGGAAGAGATATGATTGATAAGGAGATTGAAGATCTAAAGAAAGCAATTTGGTATATTAACAGAAAAATTTTTGAATTAAAGAAAGGTTGTGATATTAATTAGCAAAATATTTTATCTTTGTGGAGGAATGGGATTATTTGGAAGAGAAAGATTTGATGAAGGAAATGAATGGAGAGTCGATCTGAAGAATCAAATTGAACAGATTAGTGAAGGAAAAGTTATTTGCTGTAATCCAAATGATCACTTTAATTTCCTGGACAAAAACGATTATTTAAGTGAACGTGAAATTATGGAGTATGACTTACATAGAGTCAGAGAATCAGACGTAATTATTGTAAATTTTAATGATCCAAAAAGTATTGGATCTGCTTGTGAAATGTCGGTGGCTCATGAATTAAAAATACCTATTATTGGGTTATGTGAGAATGGAGAAAATGAATTGCTTCATCCATGGCTAAAAGAATTTTGTACACGTATTTTTACAGACAGAGAAGAACTGGTGTTGTATCTGGTATGCCATTATATGAATGAAAATTAAATTTATAAAAAAGGAAGTAATAATATGAGAGAAAAAAGATTTATTGTTAAACCTGATGAGAAAGTTATCGTTGCAATTATGGACGCATCTGAGAGAGGTGTTACAGATGAGATTGTATCTAAGTGTACTAAACCTACAATGTTTGCGGTTTTAAGTCTTATAATGAATGCTTATGATATGAATATTCCAGATTTGGAAATTCCATACAATGCTTCGTATAAAGGTGTATCAACTTGTGATAAAAATGATATTTTTGATGAGAAAAAGGGACGGGATATTGCTGGGAGCAAGGCAGATATGAAATATCATACTATTATGGCAAAAAAGTATAAGAGACTTGTAGATATCTTTGATAAAGCACAGAAGGAAATGCATGTATTAGAGTTAGAACATCGACTTAATGGCTTACGTATTGAAGAAAAACTTTGCAAATATTTGGAACCAGAAAACTAAGTATTTTATGAGGTGAAACATTTACGATTTATATTTTAGCTTTTATTGCCGGGATGGTTTTCGGATGTATAGGAACAATTATGACACTATTAAGCGTTTAAATCAGGTAATTTAGTCTCGGCAATTTTTCTTAAATCTTCTTTAGAAATTGTAGCAACAATATTATTAGCTCCTTTACTAGAACCTTTCTTAACATTACATATTTTCTTTATTAAGAATGGTGTTGGTGGAGTTTTATATAAATATAGTAAAAAAAATAAGCGGAGGAATACACTAATTGAACACAATAGTCATAAATTTATTCGGTGAGCCAGGGGCAGGTAAAAGTACGGCTGCTATGGATATTACAGCAAGGTTGAAAAGAAAAGGCATAAATGCAGAATATGTTTCTGAATTTGCAAAAGATAAAGTTTACGAAAACAATGGAGAAGTATTCAAACATCAAGAATATTTGTTTGGTAAGCAGTCATTTAAGATGGGAAGAGTAAGAGATAAGGTTCAGGTAATGGTGGTAGATTCACCGTTAATTTTATGTATTGTTTATAACAATGATGAAAAATTAGGTCATGATTTTGATGAAACAGTTTGGAATATGTTTAATTCATATGACAATAGAAATTATCTACTTACCAGAAAACATACATATGAAGATGCTGGTAGATTCCAGAACGAAAAAGAAGCATTAGAAGTTAGAAAACAGATTGTAAATGCGTTGGATAGTATGAATATTTCTTATCATAATGCTACATCAAGCGAGTTAGATTGTGAAATTATAGCAAATAAAATTGCGGAGGAGATTAGAGAAAATGAACAGTAAGGGACATTTATTTATCAGTCTTGGTAAGTCTGCCATTAGAATTGTTGGTGGTATTGTTGCTTTGATTAAGAAGTCGGTTGTACCACTGGCGATCGGAGTGATTGTAGCTGAGATTGGTGGAGTGTTAGAAGAATTGGTTGATGAAAGATAATGAATTGAGGAGGATATAGTTATTGCAAATTATTAAAAAAGACGGAACATTAGAGAACTATGATGAGCAGAAAATAATCAATGCTTGTAATAAAGCGGCAAGAAGGGCGATGATTGAACTTTCAGATCAGGATTATCAAATCATCTGCAATGCCGTATATGATAAATTAGTAGAAAATGACTTAGAAGAAACAGAAATTTATGAAATGCACAATATTGTGGAAGCGGTGCTAGAAGAATATTATCCACTTATCGCAAAAATGTATAAGGAATATAGAAATTATAAAAAGGACTTTGTACATATGATAGATAAGGTATATGAGAGAAGTCAAGCAATCAGATACATAGGTGATAAGAGTAATGCTAACACTGATTCTGCATTAGTAGCGACAAAAAGAAGTCTTATTTATAACGAATTAAGTGGAGAATTATATAAGAAATTCTTTCTTACCTTAAATGAAAGACAGGCTATGAAAGACGGATATATCTACATTCATGATAGAAGTGCAAGGCTTGATACATTCAACTGCTTTAGACGAGATACAAGATTTATTACGAAAGATGGTGTAAAATCGTTTTATGACTTTTATGATGGTGATACCACAATGGTATTATCACATAAAGGAATATGGAGAAAAGCAACTGTTCACAAATTGGGTTGGCAACCAATTCAAAAAGTAATATTTAAAAATTCAAGTGCTAATAGTGAAGAATATAATATTTACTGTACGCCAAATCATAGGTGGATATTATCAAATGGAGAAGAAACAACAGAACTAAGAATTGGTGATACTCTTACAAATATTACAGATAGAACAAATTTTAACTGGGATGAATTATCATTAGAAAATAAGAAATTATGGTGTAAAGGATTTGCATTAGGAGATGGGGCTGTATCTAATGAAAGATCAAGACCAAATTATGTGTATATTCATCTTTGCGACCATAAAAATAAGTATCACAATAGATTTGAAGATGCGGGATATTCTGTTACACAACCAGATTCATACAATGGGGACTATTTAGTTTCTATGATGTCGGTTAGAAATAAAGAGATTCCGTGGTTAGAACTAACATATGAGAACGTATTATATTATATAAACGGTCTTATGTGTGCTGACGGAGGGATAGTTTTTGCTGATAATCCATCAAGAGAATTTAAATCAATTCAAGTAACTGGTAAATTGAATGATTATATTTATGATTTATTGAATATAGCTGGATACTATGTCACCTCGCAGAACGATTTGACAGAAAATAAAACAAATTATGGAAAGCGATCAAGTATTACAATTAAATATGGTGTTAGTTCAACATTTAGCAGGATAGGTAAGTATAGGGTTGTTGATATACAGCCAGAAAAATTAAATCCTAAAGCAGAAGTATGGTGTTTGGATGTTGAGAAAGACCATAGTTTTATTCTTGAAGGTGGTATTCCAACTGGTAACTGTGATTTGATGCGTATTGGACATATCATGCAAGGTGGATTTGAAATGGGAAATCTCTGGTATAATGAGCCTAAAACTCTTGATACGGCATTTGATGTCATAGGAGATATCATTTTAAATACTGCTGCTAACCAGTATGGTGGATTTACTGTCCCTGAAATTGACAAGATATTAGCTCCTTATGCTGAGAAGTCTTATTGGAAATACAGAAAAGAATATGCTGAAATATGTGCATTAATTGAAAAAGAAAACGCTATGAAAATAAAAAGCACAAAAGAAGCTGAGAGTTGGGTTTATAAAAAAATTCAAAGAGATTTTGAGCAGGGATGGCAGGGGATAGAATACAAGTTAAACTCCGTGGGCTCAAGTAGAGGGGATTATCCTTTTATCACAGTAACAATAGGATTAGCCACCGATAAGTTTGGTAAAATGGCGGCTAAATCTTTATTAGAAGTACATCAGGAAGGGCAGGGTAAAGAAGGATTTAAGCGCCCTGTGCTATTCCCTAAAATTGTATTTCTATATGACAAGAATTTACATGGAGACGGAAGCGATAAGTATCCAAGTGCCGATGTGTTTAATGCGGGCATAGAGTGTTCTTCAAAGACAATGTATCCAGACTGGTTAAGCCTTACAGGTGATGGATATGTAGCAGAAATGTATAAAAAATACGGCAAGGTAGTGTCGCCTATGGGTTGCGTTGATGGTCAAGAAATTATTACATATAAATATAACGGTAGTCTATATGTTGAGGCTTTTCAAAGGATGTGGGATAGATTAACAGACACATTTGAGCCGCAATATCAATATGATGGACTACCACATCAATATATGGATGTAATAGGAGTTCAGATTTATGACACTAAAAAAGGATTTGTGAATGTGACTAAGGTAATTAAAAATATTTCAAATGATTGGGTAGATATACATTTATCGAATGGACGAAGATTATTATGTACCACGGATCATCCAATGACAACTACCACAGGCGTAACAAAAAGAGCAGACAGTCTCGCCCCCTCAGATATGATTACTGTTAATTCAGAACAATATTCTAACGAAGGAGTTGTATTTAATCAGGATAAAGCTTGGTTGTTAGGTTTCCTGCTATGCGATGGTTGTTATCAATCAAATCATATTTTTGCTTCTGTTGCCGCCGAGGGTGAAGATGATATAGAACAAAAATTCCATCGTGCATTTCCTAAATATTTTAATTTAAAGACCAAAACAGTATTGCAAGAACGAGGTGCGAGGGGCAATTACAAAGATTTAGTTGTAATTGCTGATGAGAACGGGAATTTACAAAGTGCTATTAACTATCTTACCAAGAAATTTGGAGGTATAAATAAGGTTAAAAGACATATTCCGAATGAGGTGTTCTCGTGGAATCGAGCCAGTAAATTATCATTCTTAGCAGGAATGATAGATGCGGATGGATATATAAATGCTAATTCTCATGGGGGTTCAGTTGTTCAGATAGGATCAACAAATAAAGAATTAGCATTACAACAAATGGCGTTGGCTCAATCATTATGTATGCCTGCTACTATATATCACAACCATTATACAAAAAAGAACCCTAACGCAATCAGATATAGAGTAGAATTCTATCCTATGAATGACCTTATTGACCGTATGGTTTGTGAAAAGAAAAAGGCTAATTATCAAGAGGCGTTTTCGTTACATAGCAACAATGTTGCTAAAGTGGTAGAGGTATTGCCAGTAAATAGACAAGCGTATAGTTATGACGTTAGTACAGATAGTGAACATTTTGAGGTAAGTGGCATATACAGCCATAATTGTAGAGCATTTTTATCCCCATGGTATGAACGAGGAGGTATGCACCCAGCAGACGAAAATGATGTCCCTATATTTGAGGGGCGATTTAATATGGGTGTAGTTTCGCTTAATCTGCCTATGATTTTAGCAAAATCAAGACAAGCGAGTAAAGATTTTTACGAAGTTCTTAATTATTATCTTGAAATGATTAGAGGGCTACATAAGCGAACAATAGATTATATAGGCGAATTAAGAGCTTCTACAAATCCTGTTATGTTCTGTGAGGGCGGTTTACTTGGGGGGAACCTTAAGTCTGATGATAAGATAAAATCGCTACTACCGCCTATGACAATTTCATACGGTATTACTGCTTTGAATGAATTGCAGAGGTTATACAACGGCAAATCTATTCGTGAAGACGGTGAATTTGCGTTAGAGGTAATGAAATATATTAATGAATATGTTAATCGTATCAAAGAGGAAGACGGTATTTTGTATGCTATTTATGGTACGCCCGCCGAGAGCCTCTGCGGACTTCAGGTTGAACAGTTTAGAAAGAAATATGGTATTGTAGAGAATGTATCAGATAGGACTTATGTAAGTAATAGCTTTCATTGCCATGTTTCAGAACAGATGTCACCCATAGAAAAGCAGGACAAGGAAGAACGCTTCTGGGATTTATTCAATGGGGGAAAGATACAATATGTAAGATACCCATTAGGATACAACAAGGAAGCGATTAAGACTTTGGTGCTAAGAGCTATGGATAAAGGCTTTTACGAGGGTGTAAACCTTGCACTATGTTATTGCGAAGATTGTGGATATCAGCAAGTTGACATGGATACTTGTCCTAAATGCGGAAGCTCTATGATTACAAAGATTGACAGAATGAATGGATTGATTTAATAGTCCATGTAAAAATGCTTAAATTGCGGGAAACTCCCCATAACCCTAATTCGCTACAACGGAATTGGAAACGATAAACGTGATATGCGGTAAGAGTTTATAACTCATCAGTCTAAAAGATAGAAACCATAAAAAGTAATTAGGATAGGGACAACCGAGTGTGCAAGTCACTCAGACGCAACGAAACTCCTAAGTCTTAGGATATGGAGGACGCTCAGAGACTATAATAGCACTATATTTGGGATAGTAGAAAGGAATATAGTATAAGAGCAAAACCAATAACAAAAGAGCAAACAAGGCGAGCGATTTCGCTTTTTGATAAACATAATTGTGTTGAAATTGCAGACATTGTAGGCATTAAATTACATCAAGTTTATGATGTGAGAAGGCGATATAATTTGACAGACAAACATAACCCTATATTTCATTTGACAAGCTTACAAAACCAGATTTTATTAGGTGGCAAGTTAGGTGATGGGAATTTTAA